TTCCGCGGAATCATTATTCTGTCGCAGTCACCATCACATTTAATGGCAAGGAAGTTCGCTGTGAAATGCCGGTTATTAAATATGCGTATGAATTAGACACGGCGGATGCATCTATTGAAATCCTAAATGATATTGTTGAATCTCTTGAGCAGAGTATTTGTGACTATGTATCTGCTCAAGCCATTATCCCGCGCATTCCGCCTGTCTGGGGGGATTCGTGATGATGATCGCAAACAGAGGCAACGATATTGAATCAGAGCAATCCGCAGATACCAGTGCGTCGGGAATTGCTGCAAAAATCAATGCGCTGAGTTCACTGGTGAAACAGGCTTTGCAATCATTGATGCGGGAAGGTGTGGTTACATGGAAAATTGATCACTTTGCCGTGATAGGAATCAATCAAGACAAACTCCCCAAAAATCAGTACAACATCCGTATCCGTTGTGACACATACACCAAATCACAAAAAGACACGTGGGGCGGTCGGTTTAAGCAATTAATCAAGGAACAGTCGTTAGCGATTTTGAAATGCGAAGCTATTTGGATAGATTTAGTGGTAATGGAAATCCCAAAGCATGGTGTAAGTCCGGTTGATCCTAACTTACCCGCAGATGTATTTGCCGCTCGGCTAGAGGAATTCAGACAGCAAATGCGTGAGCAACAACAAAAGATCGCCGATTATTTGAAGACTGTTGGCGGGAAAGCGACTCTTGACGACTTCCCAGACAGCAGTCAAATTACTCAACAGCTTTTGGATGCTGTCGCACCGTCAACTTTCACGCAGATTGGAGTGCCTGTTGACCCAAAGGATAAAAAAAGAATTTGTGGTGCGATGACGACACGTTGTCCAAATTGCACTTGTTTAAAAACCACGTAGGAGAGGAGTAAATTTATGGACAGAAAACAGATTTACGCCGCGCTTGCTATCTCTAGAAAAAAGGCGTGTATGGATGATGGCACATACCGTCTGTTGTTGGCAAAGCACGGGGCGAAAGAGAATGACAAGGGCAGGATTTCGGCGAAGTCCATGACTGACGACCAATTATCGGCAGCACTGGACGATCTGAATCGCAAGCCTAGATTTTACCCAAAGTACCAAAAAGAGTTTAAGCGGCGGGTATTCAGTGCAGAAGAATTGGGGTACAAGAAAAGAAAACTGCTCATGATCTGGACTGACCTATTCAACGCCGGAGTACTCACGGAGTGCGAGACTTATGAATACGCAATTTGGGGTGGACTTGACTCATGGGTAAAACACTACTTTGATGAGAGTGGCATTGCCGTTGAAAGCGTTAGCTTTATGAGCGAAGAACATCTCGACAAGGCTATTTACGCTCTGCAACAATGGCTTGAGCGAGTGATGGACAAGAAAGACCCAGAAAGACGAAAGATTCGCGGCAGCATCAAAAGTCGTGAAACAGCTATTTTAGAAAACCGGGAGACCTAATGTTTCCATGCCCAAAATGTAGCGGCAAAACTAGGACTCGTAAAACACAATGGATTCCACGACTCAAGCGTGTCGCGCGTTACCATACTTGCATAGAATGCGGTCATTCATTCCACTCTAAAGAGGTTTTCTTCACCCATGCACCGCGAGCAAATCATTCTCAGGATGACGACGGCAGCCCTAAACCTACTTAAAGATGAGCGGCTGTTTGACAAACTTTACATTGAGTTACAGGACGCGCTGACTGTCGCATGGGATTCCCAAATGCAGTTGGCGATTAAAGATTGCCTCTCGAAACTCAATCAAATGACTCCGGGCGATTTTACCGAGGGTGACGCGACTTCATTGCTAAAAACATTGGAGTTGCGGGTCGGGGCGGATAATCTTGAAAGAGTCTTGAAAAAACCAGTGATTGCCGTTTCAGAGGCTTTGTATAAAGCAGGGCATTCTGAAGCCAAATCCGATACCGGTGTCTCGATACGGTTTGGATTGCCTGACACGGAAGCCGCTAAAATTGCTGGCGACGGTAATTTATATTGGGTAGCAAACAGTTGGAACACGAGTACCAAAAAAATCTTTCAGAGTGCATTGACGGATTATTTTGAGCAGGGCATGACGCGTGGTGATTTGGCGGATCGCTTTGCTGAAGATTTTGCCGGATTGACTGACAAGCATCGTAGTTATTGGGAACTGCTTGCTGACCACACCGCGACTAAAACTCGTGAGATGGGTCGGGTCATGGGCATGGATGCCGCCGGTGTTGAGTTAGGTCAAATACGGGCGCGCAATGATGCTCGTACCACACTTATTTGCAGAAAGCTCAACGGCAAATTAATCCGCATCAGTCGCGGCGTTGCCCAAATTAGCACCTATCTTGACGCTGTGTCCGTCCGGGATATGGAGAGAGCTAAGAATGCCTGGCGGATGTTTGACACAGCAGACGCTGAAAATTTTGATGCTGGTGGCAATATCATCGTCAACGTGGGACCGCCACCGTATCACTTTCGATGCAGAAGCATTCTTGTGGCTTATTTTGGAGAAGAAACAATGCAAGACCAACAGACATTGCAACCACCAGATTTAACTGTCACTGACGCGTCACTGATTCGTCGCAAGGTCATTGGATTGGGCGATGATGCTATCACGGCTCAAACAATTTCCGATGCTGAATTAAAAGCACGGTTACAAGGTGTGACTGATAAAGCCGAGCGTCAGGCTATCATTGATGACGTAACCGAGCCGATCTCAGCGAAAGTTACTCAGGGCGGGCGGTTCATTGAAATCGGTATCGCAGGCTTTAAAATGCGTCCTAAGGATGTTGATCTGATTTTGCGTCGATTGAGGTTGTATGGATATGAACCCGTTGGCGCAGTCGATCCTAAAAACACTGATATTATTCGAGTTGTAAAATCACAAGAGGAGTAGAGTTTATGAGCGACAAAAGGATACGCACCCGTATCAAACGGCTTTCATTGGTGAGTCGCAACATGAAAACCATCGCCGGCATCCGTCGCCGTGCTATCCATAGAATGGAAAAACAACTTGGTCGCAAACTCGAATTTAATGAGCTTAACGCAGTTATTCGTGCGGTTCGAGTTGATTATTCACATACGCCCGGTCTTACACAAATTCCTCTCAGTAAGATTACTAATGAGGCTATATGGGCGGATATTTTGAGCGTAGGGACGAAAATGAGCGACCATACTGAGTGGGTTAGGATTATGAAGGAACTCCCACGGTGCGGAGACACTCGGATATTAGGGAGTTCCGGTCAGATATTTATTGACGAATACGCTTTTGAACCTACTAAAACAACTGACTGATTTGACTTTGTAATTCCTGCCGCGCCATCACTGAAAACTCCTGTTGAACGAGTTGAGTGATTGCCGGCATTGCCAACTGAAGCCCATCTCTCAAATACGGCTTGCCAGCGCGGGCGGGTTGCTCAACTTTCTTTACTGGGTGCGCCGCCCCTTTCCAAAATAATGCTTTCTTTTTCCTTGGGTAAATTGTCAGAGCAGGTCGCCCATCATGCACAGCCCGCGCATAAGGCAAATTACTCCCCACCACAATCTCATACACTCCGCCCGTCTGAAACACATTGACCACAATCGACTTTCTGAGATCACCCGTGATAAATGGCATGACCTCATCTCGCGTCGCCGCTTCTTGAATCAAGTAACCAATTCGCCATGCCAATTGCTGTGTTTTATCCATTAGAATAATATCACTCTACGATCATCATCACCATTTTCCTTGTTCAACAAACCGTCCGTCGCCAAAGCCACTGCCCAAAAACCGTCCGCGTGACCCGACTCATCACGGGCAGCATCGAAACTAATCCCTGTTGACGTTGCCTTCTTTTTAACCGCGTGCAACTGCGACAAGATAACATGGTTGTTTGGTAGAATCAGTCTATCCTGTTCTAGCAATCTCAATAGATTCAACGCAATCCGTTCTTTATAATCCCTTGTAAAGTATCTACCCTGTATGACATCATGAGCATTTCGCATCCGTTCTGCGAGTTGCATTCCTATTCCCGTGCGATCAATTTGCATACGCACCACTTTGTATTTACGCATCACATCGTGCAGCCATGTCTCTTGATCTTCAAACGTGGTGTTTTTCTTCAATATATCAACATGAAGCAACTGATACACCCCTTTCGTTTCAGTCATACCCACATTTGCAACCACTGTACGATCCGCTGTCCGCCCAATATCCACGCCAGACCACACCTTCCCGTCGTAACATCTTATTTCTTTACCTGTTGCCGCTTTCTGTAGCAGTTCCCAGTTAAGCAACGAGTCACCCTCATCAAGCCATTCGCACATGTACAACATTGACCAACTTTCGCTGTCGAATAATGAACGCAACTCCTCAATTCCACCCGGTATTTCTAATCCCTGATTAATTGCATCTTCAATGGTCAGTTTAATCTGCTTAAATTGCTTATACTGCCCATTTCTATTTGTAACGATGTCGTAAAACAAGGTGTTAGGCTGAAATGCCGTGCTACACACTGTCACTGTACCGCCCTTTTGGGTAATCGACGGGACAATCGCATTCCACACCCGCTTTTGTTGCGATTTAGGTAGCCATGCGAATTCGTCTAAAACTACATCGCCATTAAACCCTTGAATTGTTCTAAAGTTTGTTGAGAAGGCTCTCAGTTCAGCATTTCCAACACGGATTTTTGAGTCTGAATCTGTATCAAATTCCACGTTGTGCATCGCGGCAAACTCTCTGACATATCTCACAATAATGTCCGACTGATCTTGAGATGCTGAAACATAAAGTTGATTACGACCCTTGACTAATTTTGGCAACAACTTCGCTGCAATCGCGTATGAAAAGCCAATCTGACGGGATTTAAAAATACACGTAAATCTCGAATCATCTAACAAATATTCTCGTTGATACGAATACCAGAACATCGCCATGATTTTTTCAAACAATGCTTCATCAACTTGTCGTTGCACTGTGGGTCGTCGCGTGGGGGCAGGCAGTGCATTATTTCGCCCTTTGAGCATCGTTTGCAGTTTAAGTGCAGCATCGGCATTCTTGACGCGCTCATCGGCTGTTTTCGCTGTTTTTACGCATTCTAAGGCAACAGTGATCTGCTCCATGATGTCAACCGGATTTCTCTTGAGATTCTCTAGCGTTAAATCCCACTGATTTCTTGCTGCCCACATCCGTATAGATCGCCCTGTACACTGCCGTCCTTTTGAATCAACCATCTCAGCATCCATTGCAATATCATCTGGGGCGCGACCCTTCAAATATTCCTGCATGGCGTAATTTTTTTGTGCAGCACTGTAGCGAACGCGCTGATCAGCTTCTACGGGTATGTAATATCGTTTCTTTTCAGTCTTTTCAGTCATGCTCGTCCTCCGCCGCCATTTGCATCAATAACCGTAGCACACCTGTCAACTCGGTATCGGTCACGCCTTTTCGCTTGATTTCAATATCTTGCTTTTCTGGTACTTTGGGCGGGGCAGGCTCTGTGATTTTAGGCGTATCCACTGAAGGATCGGCGGGCGGAGTGGGCGCGGGAGCGTCAGCAACATCTGGCGGTGTAACGTCAATCGCCTTAAAATTCAACGCCTCTCGCTTGATTCGCAACTCTTTAAGCAATGGCTTCATTAAATCTAACACACGATTTGCCAGTGGGTCGAATGTCAATACTTTCGCTGCGTGAAGTTGTGCCACAACCTCGTTTGACGCACCCAATTTACCGGCGGTCAGAATCCCTAAAATTGTCGGTTGCAACCCGTGCGCGATCACAATTTCTTGATCGGCTTGCGAAATCAATGGCAGGAAATCCCCCTCTTTTGAGTCAGCACTCAGGCGAATCACATCAAGCACGTCATCGATATCTAAATTAATCAGTGCCGCTGAATGCTGTTTTTCAATCCCCGTGCTGTCGCTAAACATCTGTTTTATAGCGAGTTCATATTTTTCTTTTAATTGCCCGCCCTTCAGCACGATAAGCGATTGAGGCATTCGGTTATTCTTGAAAAATGCACGGTTAAATCTTGAGATTGCATCAATTAACTGCACCATCACTTGCGCGGCATACCATTTGGGGATTGGGTAATAATTGGCGGCGGGGCAGGGATTCGATAACATGACTACTTCATTCTGTTCAAATTCAGATATTTGTTGCTGCCCGGTCGGTAGGTAAATAATCTGTTTGTAACCGCCAATCTCTCCCGTTATCGGATTTACCCGCTTGAAAGTATTGATTGCCGGCAAGCGCGCCAACTGCAAAATTTGCCCACGTTTATTTCTCACGACTTGCAGAAATGCGTAACCATAAACACCCAAATCATAGCCTAATTCACCAAACAGCATTCCCATGCCAAACTCACACAAGTCTTCAATTTTCTTTGCCCCCCGCCCTTCAATACCTAAACCTAACGATGACTCCGCAGTGACTTGAATGCAGCGGGCATGGACTGGCGAGACCGTGTAAAGCGCGAGCAAATCCAATGTACTGATCGGCGGGAGAATT